TACCTCGACATCGAAACCGAGTCGGAGGAGGGGTTCCCCAATATAGAGACTGCAAACGAGCGCGTGAATGTCATCACGCTCATCGTCGGCAAGAAGAAGTACACCTTTGCCCTTGGCAAGGTGGACAAGTCGAAGATGCCAGGTGATGTTCTTGTCAATCTCTATGAGAACGAGGAGCAGATGCTTGGCGACTTCATGCTCACATGGCAGTCGCTTGGGATCGACATCGTCACGGGGTGGAATGTTCAGTTCTTCGACATCCCCTATCTTGTCCACAGGATGAACCGCCTGTTCGGGGAATCCTTTGCCAAGAAGTTCTCTCCGTGGGGCAAGTTGAAGGATCGCAAGGTCGAGATCAGCGGCAGGGAGAATGTCGCGTATGAGATCGTCGGCATCAACATGCTCGACTATTATGATCTCTACAAGAAGTTCACATATGTGACCAGAGAGACTTACAAGTTGGGTCACATTGCCCAAGTGGAACTAGGAGAATCCAAGGTTGCATATCAGGAACATGACAACTTTGCCGACTTCTACCGCAATGATTTCACGAAGTTCGTGCAGTACAACATACAGGACACGATCCTCGTACAGAAACTTGAAGCCAAGTTGAGGCTTCTTGAACTAGCAGTCTCCCTTGCCTACTCCGCGAAGGTGAACATGCAGGATGTGTTCTCTCAGGTGAGGACATGGGAGCAGATCATCTATCACCATCTTCATGCGAAGAAGATCGTGATTCCCCCAAAGAAGAAAGGAAAGAAGGATGCGTCATTCGAAGGTGCCTATGTCAAGGATCCGCAGGTTGGTATGCGAAGGTGGGTCGTCTCGTTCGACCTCGACTCTCTATATCCCCACCTCATCATGCAGTACAACCTATCGCCCGAGACGAAGACGGCTGACGGGCTACGCCGTGGGATCATACCTTCGTCGGTATTACAAGGAACTCCTACTTCCCTACAACTCATCGACCATGCACGAAAGGCAAACCTCTGTCTTGCTGCCAATGGTACGACTTATCGAAGGGATATTCGCGGATTTCTCCCAGAACTCATGGACACGATGTACAAGCAGCGCAAGGAGTACAAGAAACTCATGCTTGAAGCCAAGGCTGCTCTCAAACGACTACCTGTGGATGCGCCTGAAGAAGATAGAGAGGATCTACGACTTGCCATTTCGAAGTATCACAACTTCCAACTCGTCCGCAAGATCCAACTCAACTCCGCATTCGGTGCAATCGGTAACGAGTGGTTCCGCTACTACGATGAGGAGATTGCTGAGGCTATCACGCTGTCGGGGCAGTTGTCGGTTCAATGGGTCGAGAAGTCTCTGAACGAATACCTCAACAAGATCATCGGCTCGACGGACACGGACTATGTGATCGCAATCGACACAGACTCCGTCTACCTCAACCTTGGTCCGCTCATTGACAAGTTCCTTCCCAATGAGAAGGATTCGGAGAAGATCACCAAGTTCATCGACAAGGTTTCCAATGATGCATTTCAGAAGGTGATAAATGATTCCTATGACTCCCTCGCGGATCATATGAATGCCTACGAGAATAAGATGCACATGAAGCGAGAGTCGATTGCGGAGAAGGGCATTTGGACTGCCAAGAAGCGGTATATGCTCAATGTCTGCATGGGTGAGGAGAACGTCTATCTTGCCAAGCCCGAACTGAAGATCATGGGCATTGAGACTGCTCGCTCGTCCACTCCCGAGGTTGTTCGTGAAGCCCTCAAGAATGTTATCTCAACCATCATGAACAAGGACGAGTCTGCGGTGCAGGAGTTCGTCAGTCAGTTCAGGAATGTTTTTAATGGGCTGAAGCCAGAGAAGGTTGCATTCCCCCGAGGTTGCAATGGGCTTCGTGAATATTTCGATCCCAATGGCATCTACAAGAAGGGTACACCGATTGCCACGAAGGGATCCTTGATCTACAACCATCATGTCCGCAAGAACAAGTTGGGTGGCAAGTATCAGGAGATCCGCGAAGGGGACAAGATCAAGTTCATCTATCTCAAGACCCCGAACATGCTTGGCGAGAAGGTCATTGCATTCACGGGCAAGATTCCCGATGAGTTCGAACTTGATGGATACATAGACTACGATCTTCAGTTTGAGAAGACTTTCCTTGAGCCTCTCCGCACGATCCTTGGTGTTCTTGGATGGCGAGAAGAGGCAGTCAACACACTAGAGGCATTGTTTGGTTGATGGCATATTTGATAGCAAACATTCCTCCGATAGAAGTCTTCGTCCGTAAGGAGTTCCTATATGATTTTCTTACAGACGAGAAGGGAAACCTTCTTGGCAAGGGCGAGTATGAATCTGCTCATTGGCTGACGGTGAAGTCTATTCCCAATCAGGCATTGTACTTCGAATCATTGATTCATGACTTTGGAGCAGTCTACGATAAGTTGCCTCTCCATGCCTATGTCTGGCGGAAGGATGTCGATCCTGAAAGACTTTATCCCTTGGATTGGTTGCAACTGTGGGACGGCATGTCATACAACATATCGGTGATCCGCAAGGAACGTCTCAGGAATGCAAGGTGCGAGGTGGTGATGAAAGACAAGTCCCGCGCACCTGGCTACTATCTGTTCACGATTGATCCTTGTTCATCGGAACCAAATGAGGCAGATGTCGGGTGGGCAGAGACACCGAATGAACACAAGTCGTTCAACATCATAAAGTTGGACAACGGTCAGTTTGCTGCTCAACCGAACAACAGGATCATATGGAGACATCAGTCGCAGACACCATCGTCGGATCTCAAGATTCCGTACTTCAGATTTTCCACGCGCAGATGGTTCTGTGAGAACCAAGATCGGTGGAGTGCATCGACTGCAACAAAATTCAACTACGATAACGAAGAAGAATATTGACAGAGTTCGTTTTTGTGTTATAGTGAAGTGACAAGCCTAACAAAAGGAGGCATAGCATGAATGTGAAGTTGATCAGATTGGTTACGGGTGAAATGCTTCTCGCGGACACGACCATCCTGCATGAGCAGGGAATGTACACGCTGAAGAAGCCAGCATGGATTGCACAGGTAAAGGCTGGAGAGTTCGCTCTTGTTCCTTGGCTTCCCCTTGCCAAGGATGATGTTGTCACCCTGTCGGCAGACAAGATCATCTACTGTCTTGAGCCTGAGACTGGCATTGCCAACGAGTACAGCACGGGATTTGGATCGGGTCTAGTAGTGCCGAACAGCGGTGTCAAGTCGGCAAACCTCAAACTCTCAGGAGAGTAATGTGAACTTCCTAAAGCAGATCGTGAAGGAATCTGGCAACAAGTTTGCCAGCATCGTTGAGGATGGAATCGAAGGTGCGGATGTCGCGGGTTTCGTGGACACAGGCTCCTATGCTTTCAATGCGCTCCTATCGGGATCGTTGTACGGTGGAGTAGCGGACAACAAGATCATTGCCCTTGCGGGTGAATCTGCCACGGGAAAGACCTATTTCACCCTTGGGATTGTCGCGCAGTTCCTCAAAAACAATCCCGAGGGCATGGTCCTCTACTTCGACTCCGAGCAAGCCGTGACCTCCGAGATGTTCGAAGGTCGTGGTGTGGATGCCAAGAGGGTGGCAGTCTTCCCCGTGGCAACCATTGAGGAGTTCAAGACTCAATGTGTGAACATCGTTGACAAGATCCTTGAGATGGACGAGAGCGAGAGGAAGCCGATGATGATCGTCCTCGACTCGCTTGGAATGTTGTCCACCGAGAAGGAAGTCAACGATTCAGCAGAGGGCAAGAATGTCCGTGACATGACAAGGGCGCAGGGAGTGAAGGCGACATTCCGAGTCCTCACCATGAAGTTGGGCAAGGCAAGGATTCCCCTTGTGATGACCAACCACACATACGATGTCGTGGGTGCATATGTCCCCACCAAGGAGATGGGTGGTGGAAGCGGTCTGAAATATGCCGCTTCCACCATCGTCTACCTCTCCAAGAAGAAGGAGAAAAATGCAGAGGGTGATGTGGTGGGAAACATCATTCATTGCAAGTTGTACAAGTCCCGCCTCACCAAGGAGAATCAGCAGGTCGATGTTCAGTTGAACTACGATACTGGTCTGAACCGCTACTACGGGTTGACGGAGATCGCACTCAACAATGGGATCTTCAAGAAGGTATCGACCCGCATCGAACTTCCTGATGGAACCACGGCATTCGAGAAGAATATCAATGAGAATCCTCAGAAGTACTTCACCGATGAAGTGATGAAGCGTCTTGAGGGGGCAGTTGCCAAGGAGTTCAAGTATGGCGGATCGCAGGCTTAAGATACTTTGCAAGTTTCCATCTCGTTCACGACCTGAGAAGTTCAAGGAAGTCTTCTCGCTGTATAAGAACATGGCATCGGGAAAGCATGACTTGATCTTCGTGCTTTCCTTTGATTCTGATGATGAATCAATGAACAATGATGACATGAAGAAATGGCTGTCTGCGCAAGGGAGCAATGTCCATTGGTTTTATGGAGCCTCAACCACGAAAATATCCGCAGTCAATGCCGACATGGATCGTGGTTGGGATTTCGATATTCTTCTCCTTGCATCAGATGACATGATTCCCGTAAAGCCTGGTTACGATGACACCATTGCCAAGGACATGCTTGAGCATTTCCCCGACTTCGATGGAGTTCTTCATTATAATGATGGGCTTCGCGGCGACAAGTTGAACACGCTTTGCATCCTTGGAAAGCCTTACTTCGACCGATTTGGCTATATCTACCACCCATCGTACATCAGTGTATTTGCTGACAATGAGTTCACTGAGGTCAGTTATGCTCTTGGAAAGGCAAAGTACATAGACCGATTGATCATACAGCACAGATGGATGGAGCATGGCAAGGATGCTCTCTATCAGAGAAATGAAAATCCCTCTCTATATCAGAAGGATCATATGGTGTACTCTTTGAGGAGGTCGCGTGGATA